GCACCAAACCTTTACGAGTTTGGTGGGTGCCTTCCTTCAGTTCCGAGGTCCAAGTTCCGGGGATCGAGATTGAAAGTGAGGTGCCCTTCTAATGCAGACAACTATCTTTGGTCCCCCAGGAACAGGTAAAACAACAACGCTTATTAATATTGTTAAGCAGGAGCTTGATAATGGGACTAAGCCTGAGAACATTGCGTTCGTATCCTTCAGCCGTAAGGCGGCGGAGGAAGCGCGTGATCGTTCAGCGGCGGCTCTAAACATGGGCTCGGACCAGATGGTGTGGTTCCGCACTTTACATAGCTTCGCGTTTCAGAACATAGGTATTGGAAACAGGCAGGTTTTGAAGGGCTCTGACTATAACCAACTGGGTCGGCTGTTAGGCTTAGAGTTTGCTTCTAACTCTTCTCTCACTATGGCTGATGGTAATCTATTCAGCAGTGGTAAGGGAGGAGATGCTTACCTATCCTTGATACAGTTAGCACGGGTTCGAGGAGTCAGTCTTGAGCAGCAGTTTAATGATGCCAATGACAGAAGACTTTACTTTCAGCAGTTGAAGGTTGTTAATCAGGTGTTGCAAGATTACAAGCGCGACACAGGCAAGATAGATTTTGTAGATATGATTGAGAGGTTCATAGACGAGGGGGATTCTCCCCTGCTTGATGTGCTTATTGTTGATGAGGCACAGGACCTAGCACCTATGCAGTGGAAGATGATACACGATGTGATGAAGCCACGGGCCAAGCGGGTTTACTTTGCTGGTGATGATGACCAGTGTATCTATTCTTGGATGGGCGTAAACGTAAAAGACTTTCTTAACGCTTCAGATAATAAAACAATTCTCCATAAATCATATCGGCTTCCTGAAACTATCCACGCTCTTGCAGAAGGTTTGGTAAGTCAACTAGGTACACGGCAGGAAAAGATATGGATGCCGAAAGAGGAGTCTGGAGTTGTAGTTTGGCACCATGATATGCTTGGGTTAGACCTAACCAATGGCGAGTGGCTAATCCTTGCACGAACGAACTACATCGCAAACAAGATTGCAACAGATCTCAAAGAGCAGGGGTACTTGTTCTGGCGTGAAGGTTCCGGTTGGTCTATCTCACCAAATGTATTAACTGGAATCGAGGTTTGGCTAAAGCTATGCAAAGGAACACATCTTTCTGCGACGGAACTGAAGACGTTATCTACATTATTAAAATCGGATATCGTGACCAAAACTGGAAGACGGAAGCTTGCCACGCTCGACAGCGAACTAACTTACAATCTCGAAAGCATAAGAGAGAACTTTACTACGAACGTCTCCGTCGAGATGCCGTGGTACGATGTGCTGAAAGTTTCAGAGAGGGAGAGAATATATATTTCCTCAGTGAGACGGATGGGCGAGAAGATCCTAACGAACAAGCCGAGGATCAAGATATCGACGATCCACAAAGCAAAGGGTGGCGAAGCGGATAACGTCGCCCTACTGCTAGACTCCTCCAAGCCATGTGCTGAAAGCCCTGATCAGGACTCCGAGATACGGACGTTCTACGTTGGGGCTACTCGTGCCAAGAAAGCACTGCACATTATCGAATCACAATCAATGTATGGATTTAAACTATGAAAGACCGACAGCACTTTATCGACACCGCCGCAGAGTTAATCAATGGGCCGAGGGCCAAGGATTACGGGCCGGCTAAGTTTAACCATGAGCGTATCGCTACTATATGGAGCGTCATACTTAACAGAGCGGTGACTGCAGAACAGGTAGCGGCTTGCATGATTGGTGTTAAGCTGGCTCGTCTGGCAGAGGATATTACCAAAGATGATTCATGGGTAGACATCATTGGATACGCGGCCTTGGGCGGTGAGATTGTAAACGACGATGAGTGAGGGTTATCAAATGGACATCCTAGACTTAGACATGCAAGATGCTGCTATCCAAGGAACGGAAAAGCAATGGGTTCCGCCGTCTTCTTTCCCAGACTTAACCAGTCAAGAGCGTATCGCCATTGACCTTGAGACACGGGACCCGAACATCAAGACATTAGGGCCGGGCTGGTGTAGAGATGATGGCTACATCATTGGGGTAGCTATTGCGGCGGGAGATTTCCAAGGGTACTTTCCTATCCGGCATGAGAGCGGCGAGAACTTCTCACAGAAGAAAGTCTTTGCTTGGCTGAAGAAACAGATGGAGACACCTCATATTGAGAAGGTCATGCACAATGCGATGTATGACCTTGGCTGGTTGCGCTGGGCCGGGATCGAGGTTCAAGGTTCGATAGTCGATACCATGATAGCCGCTCCCCTGCTGAACGAGAACCGGATGTATTACAACCTAGACTCTTTGGCTCGTGAGTATCTGAGTGAGCGTAAGGATGAGAAGATTCTGAAAGCTGCGGCCTCTGCCTTTGGTGTGGATCCAAAGGGCGGGATGTGGCGGCTACCGTCTCACTTAGTCGGGGCATATGCAGAACAGGATGCCGCTGTGACCCTGAGACTTTGGGACAGGTTACGCGCTGACATGATTAAGGATGAATGCACTGGTATATTCCAGCTTGAGTCAAGCCTGATGCCTGTGCTTCTGGACATGAAGACGAATGGTGTGCGGGTTGACATAGATAAAGCAGAGCAGGCGCGGACAGAATTACTGCGCAGAGAAAAAGAATTAACGGAGGATGTGCGGAAAGACACGGGCGTAACTATCGAACCGTGGGTCGCTACATCTATAGCAAAGGCGTTTGATGCCGTCGGGCTGTCGTATGATAGGACAGAAAAAACTGGGGTTCCCGCCTTTACAAAACAGTTTCTTGCGAACCATGAGAATCCTCTGGCACAGAAGATTGTAAAGATTAGAGAGTTTAACAAGGCCAACACAACCTTTATCGAAACCATTCTTGAGCACTCTCATAAGGGGCGTATTCATTGTGACTTTAATCCTTTGCGTTCCGACGAGGGTGGCACTGTAACGGGTAGATTCTCTTCAAGTAACCCGAACCTACAGCAGATCCCGGCACGGGACCCTGAGATCAAAGCAATGATCCGAGGACTGTTCATACCAGAAGAGGGGTGCAAGTGGGGCTCATTCGACTATGCGTCACAAGAACCACGCTGGCTTGCTCACTATTGTTCTACATTAAAAGGCGTACACCGTCACCCTCAGATTGATGAAGTAGTTCAGATGTACCACGATGGCAATGCTGACTTTCACCAAATGGTTGCAGACATAGCAGGTATTTCTCGTAAGCAGGCTAAGACTGTTAACCTTGGTATCATGTACGGTATGGGCAGGGGTAAGCTGGCTGGCGTGATGGACATCACTGATGAAGAGGCAAAAGAACTTCTTGCTAAGTATCATGACCGGGTGCCGTTTGTTAAAGGTATGGCTGACATGACTATGCGTAGAGCAGAAGAGGTTGGGCATATCAGAACGTGGCTGGGACGGAAATGTCGCTTCAATATGTGGCAGCCTAAGTCATACGGCTACAGCAAGCCTATGCCGCTAGAGGCGGCGGCAAAAGAATATGGCGGTAAGGCGGCAATCAAACGAGCCTTTACATACAAAGCTTTGAACAGACTAATCCAAGGTTCAAGTGCCGACCAAACAAAGAAGGCGATGGTGGACTGCTATGCAGAGGGATTAACTCCAATGCTGACAGTGCATGACGAATTGTGCTTTAATATAGAAAGCAAGGAACAGGCCGAACGGGTAGCTGAAATCATGACCACCTGTGTACCAAACCTAAATATACCGTTCGAGGTAGACACAGCGCTGGTTGATAACTGGGGGGAAGTAGAGTGAAGTGCTGGCATTGTGAACACGAACTTATCTGGGGCGGCGACCATGATCAGGAAGACGATGATGGCAAACAGTTCATCGAATCTAATCTGTCCTGCCCTAACTGCGAAGCCTTCTACCTAGTCTACTTGCCCGTAGGAGGAGTGGAAGATGTTTGATGTATTTCTAACAGCCTGTCATTTAATAATTACAACTGAGTGTATGACTATAGAGAACACTAGAGGTCCTTACGAAAAGAGGATTGACTGTCTGGCTCGAATGAATGAGATGTCTGATGACGCAAGAGCCATGTTTACCAGAATGAAACTGCCATATGTGATAGTAAAACGCGAATGTCGTGGACCTCAAGCTGCATAGGTACGTCTACCCGCAACGAGCGGCCTGAGAATCGATGTTTTTATTTAAGTAAATCAGTCACTTGGAGAACAGGTCTCTCCTTGGCAACAGTCGTAAATTACCTGACCACAGGTGACACATTGCTCATGACCATGCACGAATATAGTTCTTAGCTCCTCACCACAGCGGTCACACCTCTTGCAGTGGCGTTTCACCTCAGTCTTCTCCATCTGCCAACGCCCTCATCCGTGATACCAAACGTCTTGCGCGGTTCGGGACCTGAGTATACCAACGGCTGTCAACCATCTGGTCTGCCGCCTCATTCCAGTCACGCGCATCAACACCAGCCTTCATGCCTTTGAACTTTGATAGGCGGGGCCGACCCATGTTAAACATCATGTTGGCAATAATTTTCTGACACTCGTCTGGTAAATCGGCAAAGTCAGAGTATAAGGTCATACAGTCATCAATCGTAACAGCCATATCTAGATTGAATACTTGCTGTACCCGCTCTTGCTCAATGACTGTGCCAACTTCTTTGCCGTACTCTTTGTCTTCTTTGGTAATGAGATGACCTATGCCGAATGTAGGTAGCCCCAGATGGTCCAAGTATATCTCGTACTTGCAACCCTCGTCTTCAGCAAGCTCCTGACGAAGCTCGTTTAGCACTGTTGATTTCATCATCTTAGTTGTTCCCAAATGTTTGCATGTTCTTCAAGGCAGAGAATGGGTCACTGCCCATAAGAGCAGGGTCTCGACTAACTTGAGGAGGGGATGCGGGAGCCGTCAGTGGGGCTGGTACGGCTCCCGCTTGCGCTGGCACTGATGGAGGGACAGTACCTGCAGCAACTGGTTGTGGTAGTTCTCTGGCTTCAGCCTGACTAATAAAAGCACTAGCATCCAGATTCAAAGACTGCCTGTCCGCTCCTAAAGGCTTGTCACCTTCAGCTAGCTTAGACGATAGTTGTTTATTGCTCAACTCTCTTTTTAATCCTCGAAGCTCTAGAAAAGGCACTCTATCCCCACCATAAAAACGAAGCTGTTGGCTGTTCACATCTTTAACCAAGTCCTGGCTAATGTTTAATGGAGTGAATACTCCTCGCATCAGGTTTTTATAGTCAGGTATTCTTTGAGTTTTTAGTTCAGTTTCAATGGCAGAACGCTTCATACCAAGAGCTTCCATCTTTGTAATGAGACGGTACATCTTGCTTTGCTCTCTGAATGCAGTCTCGTTTTGATCTTGGTAAGCTTCTAAAAGATCTGATGCAACAAGAGGAGCGACAGAGCCAACTCGCATAGCTCTGTTGAACTGACTCTGAGGCTGTCTTTCGTTTCTTAAATACTCAAGGCTTCTGTACATCAAAGACTGCTTGGGGTTCACTCTCTGCTCCGCAAAGCCAGTAAATAATCTAAACACTTCTTCACCAAGCTGCCGAGTGTTACCGCGAGGGTCAGTGCCAACCCCAAGAGCCGTCGCTAGACGAGAGTTCATCGGAAGGTCCCCACCAAGAAGAGAACTAAACTCTAGGTTCTGAGTCCGAGGATTGACTGCAGAGAGGTCTCCAACAGCCTCTCTTACTATACCGGGATTAGCGGCATCGGCTATGTGCCCCAAAGATTTTCCGATTTTAGTTCCGGTAGCGTCTGTTTCGTTCCAGATTCTTGCTCCTGTTTTGGTGGTCCCACCTCTTGCAAAAACATCCAGCAGCTTTTCTGTAAAGATTGATTCTTCAGCAAAAGGACTAAACATTTCAGACAGCATAGTCATACCAGCATTGGCAGCAATGCTGGTGGCATCTAAGCCAAGCTCATTACCTTTGTTGACCTCATTTAAAATCCCTTTGATAGGACGCTGTAGGTAGTCGTAAGGATTAAAGAAGCTGAAGTCTGTATAGCCTGAGATGTTGCCGTCATTATCAACGGAGGTTGGAACAAGGGTACTGTTCTGACTCCATGTAGGAACAACTTCTCTTAGCGCGTCGATAGCATCTCCACTTACACCTGTCATATACATAGCAAAATTTTGCAAAGCGGGGCCTGTGACTGATGCTGTTGTAGTGAAACCAAGAAGTCTTCTTCTTCCTATGTCTCTTAACTTACTTCCAAGAACAACTTCACCTGAGTCTATGAGACGGCGGCCCTCTTGAATCTCTTTAATAGATCTTTCGATAATGTTTGTTGAGGTGCGAACAATCTCAGCAGGGAAGGCTACGAAGTTACCAAGAGGCAGCGCTCTAATATCTTTAACAAACTGAGGAACTCGATCATAGTTTGGAACTGTGTCCTTCACAATGCTTGCGGCGTACTCATTTAAGTCTTTAAACTTAATCCCGTTAACCTCTTGCGACCTAGCAAATGCTTCAGCCATTTCTGTGTCACCGTCGAAAGCATTAAGTATTTTTGACCGTTCAAAATCAAAGCTATATATTTTCCATATATCATCACCGCCTTGATACAAATCACGAGCACCTTTATCCAAGCTGGATAAGAACTGACCGCCCTTGCCTCTTGCTTTCTTTTGAGCAAGGTTTACACCGAGAGCGTCGAACTCACTCTTAGTTGTTGTTTGCAACCCATCATCAATAATTCTATCTATCTCTCTAATCTGAGCCTGTGTCCCTATGATGCCGTTCTCTTGCAGCATTTGATAATACCGCTGTCTCTGAACCGGTCCTGCTTTTCTTAGGTTCTCAAGAACCAAGGACGTAGATTCAAAAACATTAGCGCCGCGTCCCCAGTTACCATTGGCAGCAGCGAATAAAGCGGCGGAGGATACGTTACGAATTTGAGTAACAGGGCTGAACACAGTGGCAGCTTTCTGTGCCCACCCTTTGCCTAGCATATATGTACTATAAACTTGTCTAATAACAGGAGCAGTTTCTTGCCAAGTGCTTCTGGTTAAATCTTTATACATTCCCGACTTAACATATGTCTGTCTCGAAACATCATCTGGTATCTTAGTTCCTGCTTCTGTGACTCCACCTTCTGCTGTTCTAGATTGAAGAACTCCTGTCCCGTCTTCATCTAATTCTACATACTTTGCTTTTTCTTCGGCAGATAGTCTCGCATATACATCTCCACCAACAATATCTGCGTCGTTCGCCAGCTTGCCTCCCTGCACTAACGCGGTGTCAGTTACTTTGGTTGAGTCTAGAAAAGAATAGAACCTTTCTTTAGCAACAAACTCTCCGAGGTCAGCCATAGTTGTGACAAAAGATTCAGCAGGGTTTTTTATTTCACCAAGTAATAGGCGCAGAGCGTCGTTGTCAACTCTCCGAGGACTAAGCAGGCTTGTTTTAAGCTTGTCTCTTATCACTCTGCCACTTGTTTTTTTATCGGGAGACTGAACACCAGTTTTGTCTCTGTATTTATTCACAAGCTTTGTAACAATCTCGTCAACAAACTGAGGGGCCGCACCTCCGTTGGTTGTTATGCCAAGCTCTTCTCCGTCTCCTAAAGGTCTAACCACTTTTTGATACAAGTCTTTAGTTGTATTGTAGTTTGCTGGGTCAGATAATAAATTAGCCGCAGCTTTTCTATTATTTATGTACTCTGTGGAAGGAGAGATACCTTTCTTTGGGTTTCCAAAATACGCATCGGGATCTTGAAAGACTCTATACTTCCTGCGCAAATAAGACCCAAGGTTAGACACGATCTCTTCTTGCATGTCTTCGCCAATTTCTTGGTTGAAATACTTTGATTTGATAACCTGCTTAGATAAGTCATCAATTTCTTTTCGCATTCTTTTAGCTACCCGCTGGATAGGGGCAGGCAGTCCGCGAAGCAGGTCATCCGGGTTCGTGGCATCAAACGCTCTGCCTTCTCTTTGTGCGGCACGGGCAAGGCTGTCTATATATCCTGGGTCCTTGGACAGGAAGCCGTAGATAGAGTTGAACACTTCTGTTCTTTCGAGATCGCTGGAGCCATTTAAGAAGCGGGTCATAACTGTACCTGTCTTAAAAGCTTTATCTATTTCAGTCTCAAGTCTTTGCATTGTGATGCCTGCTTTAGTGGCAACAGAATCAAGGTAGCCTTGCATACCGGAGCGCACTTCTGCTGCTTCCTGAGACATGTTACCACGGAATCTAAACCGAGCTTGAATCCCTTGAACAACATCTTTAACAGTGGAGTTAGGCCCCACCTTATTTGCAATGCTCGGCACAGGAAGGTCCCCTATGCTTTTGGCAAGGGCAGAGTCCCCTAATGTTTCCGCTGCTAACTTCAATGCTTTGGCTGTAGGTAGAACAGTTGCTTCTAAACCTGCTCCGGCAACTCCTGCAACAGGTTTACCCATGATACCTAATGCTTTGAAAAGATACGGCGCGGCTGCGGTTAGAGTCCCTGCCTCTGCACCAAGCTTTAATTTGTTTTCGAGAAGACGGATAGCTTCTTCCCTGCCCGACAAACCGACATTCTTATCTGTTAATGTAGGGCCACCTTCAACCCAGTCACCAATTGTTGTCGTGCCATCACTAGCTACGATAGCATCAGCGCCAAACGCCGCCGCACTTTGCTGGGCAAGAACTGTTGCTCTATTACCTCTACTTAGTTTCGTGGTCTTAGGGCCGCCGATAGAGGCTCTACCTTTGCGAACAGCTTCTGCATAACGACCTGCTCTTGTACCACGTTCCGCGAACCCAAGACCTGGGATCTTGGTTAGCCTAGAAGCGCTGAGTAATTTTGATCCTGATGTAACAGCTTTAGCCGCAAGGCCACCGGGCACAACGAACTGCACTGCAACTTCTGCTAACTCAGCAGGTAGGCCAACGGGGTCAAGGCCCAAGAAGTCCTGAAGCTTTTCGCTGTTGTCTTGTATTCTGTTTGCATAGTCAGTGTCGAAGATTAAGTCTGAAGGTAGTACAGCTAACTCACCAATCCCCTGACCAGCTTTGATAAGACCGGACCCTATACCTTCTGCAATCTCTTGATAAAAACCCTCGGACTCTGTTTCTGGGTCCACGGATCTTTCTGGAGTGATTCGAGTTCTAGCAGATTTGTTTCTACCCGACCTAGAGCTAGTCTCGGCAGGTTGATTAAGCATTGACCTGACTGCGTCTCTTGCTTGGTCATCATCCATGTCTTTAGGTACGCCGTAGCGTTTTCCGTTATAGACGTAAACTCTATTGCCCTCTAATAACTTTGCCATTAGTGGCCCCTACTTTTATGTTTGACGAGAAGGTACAGGTTCACCGCGCAAAACTGCTGCTATTTGTTCCGCATCAAGACCTGCTGCATTTCCCAGATACCTTATATCCGTTTCGCTAAGAACATCTGTGCCTGCAAATCTTTGTAAAGCCCCCAGAGCCTGCGTCGGGTCAGTAAATAACTGGGAAGTTGATGGGGCGGCTAAAATACCTGCAATTTGATCACTGAACCCAAGGTCTTTCATACCTTGATATGCAAGCATACTGACTTTGCCCTGATTTGGTTCAAAGACTACATCCTGTGCCTTCTTGGTAGCTTCAGTTAATGTTAGGTTAGGGTCACGGTCCATCATCTGTTTAGCCAAAGCGTTTATCTGCTTAATCTTTTCCGGCTGGTCTCCTTGAATCTCAAGTATCTTGAGATTAAGAGCTTGATTTGCAGCGTCTTGAGCTTTCTTGTCTGTGATACCCATTGTAAGGGCGAGAAGGTTGCGCTCGTAATCGCTTTTTTCCTCTTCTTTTTTACCAGCAAGGTAGTCCTCAAAGTTTTTAGGAGCCTGCCCTGCTAGTGCGGGAACAATGTCCTGCCCTGCGGCTCCCGCCGCAGCAACGTCAAGAAAATACTTTGTAAGATAATCTTTAGAAAGTCTTTTTGCTTTAGGAATAGGAGCGTACTTCTCCAGCATAGCTTTGTTTTCGTCTATAAACTGTGCTGCAGTTTTGTTTGTTTGAAGAGACTTTAAAATTTGCTCCATAGATTGAGTCTGAACTGCAGGAAGTGTTGTAGTTGTAGATGCAGTTGCAGAAACAGCGGGTGGTATGCGACCAGATTCTGCATCCGCAGTAGTCCGATAGCCGGGGTCTTTAGATGGAGAAGCCGACGAGGTGATGTTTTCTTCTACTGTGTCAGTGCTAACTCTTGGAGAATTGCGCCCGCCTGCAAGTATCATTAAGCTTTCTGCAGTCATTCCGTCATCAAGGACTGCCGGCTGTTGAGCCATGTCACTTATATTAATCCCGCCCAAGTTTCTACGCTGAACAGCTTGCACAAGTTCAGGACTGGAAGCCATTAGGCCAACAGCATCTTTACGAGTGTATTGTTTAGGAGCAAACATCTTGCGGCGAAGTACATCACCAACTTTAGGACCGTTCATAATATACCTCTGCTAGTTAAAGAACCCACCGGAAAGACCAGCACCTAGCAGGCCAATACCAGTAGTCATCATGTTAGGACTAGGAGCCTGCGATGTTTGCTGTTGCCCCATCAATTGAGGAACACCACGGAAGATGTCGGACATAAAGCCAACTTGCTGGAATGGAAGAGCCTGCCGCGCTAGTGAGTTGGCCCTGGCTATATCAAGACCTCTTTGCTCTTGCTGCTGCTGTAGGCTACCAATACCCATTAATGTATTAATGTCTTGAACACCCATGGCCTGTGAAGCTTGACCCAGTGCGCCTTGAAGCTGTGCTGCATTTTGCGCCGCCTGCTGTGCCTGACTAAACCCTGCCTGACGTAGCTGACCTGCAGAACGTGCCTGCTGTTCTAATGTTTTGCCTGCTAATCCTGCCTGCGCCACACCAAAGCGAGAACCACCGAAGGCACCAGACGCAACACCTTGACCACCCAACTGACCTTGAGCAATTTGTCCCTGCTCACCAATATCTGAAAGGGTCTGCTGTACAACTTGGTTTTCATAAGGGTTGAAGAACTGAGACACACCTTCAGGAGAAGCATACTGCTGCGCTCTTTCCATGTAAGGCTGATATCCGCCAATGCCTGACATGGCTGTTTCAATAGCGGCCTGCTGCCCTCCTGATAAACCTGCTAGCTTCTGTTCAGCAAATGGCTGGGGTGTTTTACCTAAAGCTTTTGCCTGTGCAAAAATATCCTTCAGGTATTGTTCCTGAAAGGGCGCTAGTCTTGCTACTTGTTCTACTGTTTGTGTTGCCATTATGCTGTCGCCTCTAGGTCTGCCATCATATCGTATATACGAGCCGCTCCGATATCTCTATCTCCGCCGCCTGCTCCTCTTACTGCTTTAGCTGTCAGGACAAACTCGCCATCTGACAATCTTGCAGGAACTGAATCTGATGTCCCTGTTCCTGGACCGTCTACTTCACCACCGCCAATATGTTCACCGCCTGCGGCGTAACCTCTGATAGGGTCGTACTCTCTACTCGCAGCCCTTGTTCTTTTTTCGTACTTCTGAAGGTCGAGTATTTCTTGGTTATACTTATCCATGTCAGCAGGGCTGTTTATATTATACTCTTTATTAGATGTTGGGCCAACTACTTTACCTCTAGCCTGTCCTTCGTAGCTGTCATCGTAGAAAGAACCGCTAGATGTTTCTTCTTCTGTACCAAGACCACCAGCAAGGGCCAAGGCCCCAGCGCCTAGTGCCCCGTACTTCAGCATATCAGAATCAAACAAAGATCCGAGGGCTGATTCCTTAACCATACTGGACATAGGAACTACGTCTGCATTACCTATACCGAAGTTCTTTGCCACTGAAAGACCTGTTTCTCCCGCCGCCTGTGTTGCGCGCCCCGGTAAGAATTGTGAGAAACCTGAAGCGGTGGACGGTGCTGGTCTAAACCCTGCCGCCTGCCCCATACTACCTACGCCGTAACCCATAGCAGCATTTACTAATGCATCATTGACTGACTTACCTGCGGCAAGGGACCCAAGCCCTGAACCAATAGCCGCTCCCGTTGGGCCACCTATTGCGAACCCAGCTACTCCGGCAACAGCCGGCAGAGCCTCTTTAAATTTTTTAAATAATCCCATTAGGTAACAACCTTTACAGTACCACTATCATTATACAGCGCCCCTGCCTCAAGTCCAGTCGCGGAAGTTGGCAGATTAGTTAGCGTAATTGTTGTGCCCCGAAGACCTCCGGGGTTTCTTTCCTGTGAAATAAACAACTCTAAAGAACGAAGTAAGTCAGCCATATATGACCTTGAATACTGGTCAGGAGCTTCCGGCAATCTTGGCGGGGCAATCTGATTACTTGACATTAGCGCCTCCCATCCTGACGAAGGTCTATGCGAGGGCTACCAAGTTTCCATTTTGAACCCAGCGCCTCAGATTCTACACGAAGTGCGAAAGAACGTCCACGAACTCTCAGAAATAGTTGGTCTGTATACTCTTCAACAGGGCTTTCTTGTGTTCTAATTGCATCTGATGAGGAAGTATTATTGAAGTTAGCGCCCGGAAAGTTACGAGCTTTCAAAGTAAATGTAGCCTGCGGAGAGCTAAGTGCTGTAGAACCAGTGAAAGTTAAGTCCGGTACAAGCCTTCTTATATAAGAGAAGTGGTCCCCGTCACCTATGTCCATTGAGGCAGACTCAATAAACGAGTTCATAGGAGCACCGTCATCATCATACCCAAGCTCATGGTTGTACAAATAACCACCGCCTGTTGCGAGAGGGAAGGTCCGAGTACCACGGTCCAACCACGCAGTTCTTGCAATCGAACCAAAAGTCCACACTTTTTCAAGGTAGTTGTATGTAACGTACTTGTTGTTTTCTTCAGAGTCAGCAGACGGGTAGAACCATGTTACTTCGCTAAACTCAGAGTTTACACCAGAAGCAACCTTTTGTATCTGAGATAGATTGAAGTCGCCAAACACCTTGTCCTTTACAGTACATGGTAGTTGTGAAGTCTGACCGGCGTAGACGAAGAATGAATCAATGCCCATCCAAAAAACAAAATCTTCAGAAGCAATCGCCGCGTTAGCGCTGGCAATAGTAATACCAGAAGCAAGCTGTTGAATACCAAAGGTGAATGGAGGGCCAATAAATCGCATGCTATGTAGTGCAGTATCTGTCCATACTAGTATCTCACGCTTTGTTTCCACAGCCTGTATGAAGGTAGACCCTGCACCAAGACGTAAATCACCCGCCGTGTTGGTTGCTAAAGGATACCACTGCAAAGGATCTTCTTGGTCAGCAAAACGGATTAGTAAAGGATCTTGCACACCAGTTCCATTTATATCATTGACCCCACCAATAGGATCAGCACCAAATGCAATCACATGTCTATCTTGGTCTGACACCAAAACCTGTTTTGCAATTGTAGGTATGCTTGTCTTTGTACCAGCTTTAGTATTAAGAGCTACGGCTCGTGAACTTGTACCAGTGGTTCTGTCCCAATAAAACAAACCCGCATTACGAGGATTGATAATTAAGTCTTCACCAAAGTTATCTTGTGAGTAGGTTCTAAGTTCTACTTCTGTAGTCAGGCCACCAGAAGCCGCTATGCCCCAACCGAAAAAGTCATTGTCAACTTCTTCGTTACCCACAGCTAATAATACAATAGAGCCACTGACATGCGCTTCCGCCACTGTTCCTGACTGAGCTCGTGTGCAACCTGTTAAAGTATTTGTTGATACACCGCCAACAAGGATAAGCTCTTGGTCAATAAGTATTGTGTCACCTGCTACTATGCCTGTGGCGCTGGTAACATCAATATCTGTTTCAGAGTTATCAATTGCCTCGGCAGCAGTAGTGCTAAGAGCAGCATTCGTGGTTCCGCCCCAAAGACCAGCGCCCCAGCCGACACCGCCAACTGTTGTATCTAATCCAACATTTAATTGATAATCTGCTATTGTTGGGTGGCTAAGAGAAGCTACAGTTATCGTGCAGTTATTAGCAGGGGTGGTTCCGCCTAAACTGGCTCCTGGAATAGTTATCGTGTCATTTATAGCATAACCAAGACCGATTAAAACAACCGAGTCTACGATGTATACCCCTGAACCGTTCCTTGTAATATCAAAACTTGCGCCACTACCACTACCGCTTGTGGCAGATTGAGTTACGTTGGAGTATGTCACAGATGTAAGCCCGGTTACAGTGAGGACAATATCATTAGCAGGGCTTGTGCCATTCAAGCTGGTCCCTGCAATAGTTACAGTGTCGTTAATAGCATAGCCACTACCAATTGTGGTAACAGCTACGGTATAGTTTCCTGACCCGTCAGCAATCACTGTGAACTTAGCCCCAGAACCACTGCCGCTTGTAGCGCTTTGGTCTACGTCATTGTATAACTCTGCCGTAGTATCCGCCGAACTTCCTGAAAGTCTTACAACTGTAAGAACAAGATCGTTAGCAGGACTTGACCCACCAATGCCACTACCTGCAATAGTCACTGTGTCTCCAACAGCATAGCCTGAACCTACTGTTGTAATTAAAACAGAGTAGCCACCTTCTCCATCTGTTCCCACAGTAAATGCAGCGCCCGACCCACTTCCGCTTGTAGCAGTTTGCGCCTCACCTGTGTGGGAAGCTTCTCCCGCCGAAGAACCCTGAAGACCAGTAATTGTAAGTGTTAGGTCATTTGTTTCCTTAACCCCACCAATGTTCTGTCCCTCAATAAGAATTGTATCTCCGACAGCGTAGCCTGATCCAAGCGATGTTGCTGTTACTGTGTAGTCACCAGAGCTTGCCACAACTGTAAACTCAGCGCTTGTACCAGTGCCGCTTGAGCTTGTTTGAACAACAGCAGTTGTAGTATCACTTCCTGTGGATGCTCCTGAAATGGTAAATGTACCAATACCTGTGCCGCTAGGATTCAGGAAGGACACAAGGCCAAGTCCAGTGCCTATCGCTGCTTTAGATGCAGTACCAATACCAGTTGAAGCCACCGCTGTGCCGGCAGAAGTAACTGTACCAACACCGTCGCCGCCTGCACCTGTGTCGCTGCTGTTGGCAGTGGCACTAACAGTTATCTGGTAAGAGTTTGAATCTACTACACCTGTTATCTGGTGTTCTTTATTAAGGAGCGGAGCGGTGATATTTCCGCCCAGTCCTTGAGCATTACTGAATGTTACAAAGTCCCCTTGATTAGAACCATTGTTTGCATCAGTAACGGTTATTATTGAGGAACCATTTGTTGCCGCAAAAGTTACCTCGCCTAAAGAAGTTGTAGACCGGATAGGAGTAATGTCGTTAAAAGACTGCCCCTCTTCAATATAGTATTTAAGATTAGTGCCGACTCCCAAATAGTTAGCGCCATCCAGCGCCACCCAGTTATGAAGAGAACGAGCAGAGCCAAGATATGTAGAGCTAGAATATTTCTCCCAGCCCCCAATCTTTTCAGGATACCCTAAACGGAATCTTACCTTGTCACAATCGCGCCACCCACCTTCATTAGTGTATGAGGTTAAGTCACGATTTATGCCCGGTCTAAACTGTAACTTAGTTAGCGGCATTTTTAGTAATACTCCTCGACTATAACAATGCCGGAACCGCCAGAACCACCTGTTCTCGCTGTGTCGAATCCTTCAGCATATGCTGGACCGCCACCAGCGCCAGTGTTTGCTACTCCATTTGTGCCGTTGCCTCTGCTTGCAGGACGGGACCTATTACCACCAAATATAGAAAACCCGCTAGTTCCAAGCCCACCTATAGTTCCTCTTATGTTAATCTTGCCACCTGACCCATTTCCGCCGTTAGCACTTGGCTCTATCACAGTCGCACTGCCGCCACCAGTGCCAGCACCGCCACTACCCCCTGACGCGCTACAGAAAGAACCAAATGATGAAGTCCCACCAGATGAGCCAGCAGTGCCAGGAAAATTGCCATTGCTGCCCACGCCGCCGCTTCCACCAGCACCTCTTGTAACAGTAACAGAAGAAGTGCCTGTCACATCAATATACTCAATCGCTGCACCGCCGCCACCGCCGCCCTGTGTAGTGTAGTTACCACCTGATGAATTAGCTCCGCCGGCACCGCCGCCGCCACCAACTACAGTTACTTTAACCGTTTTACAACCAGTCGGCCTGTTCCAGGTTCCAGAACTGGTAAATTTTTGTATTGTAGGAGGAGATGATATTGAACTGGTATTTGTATAACTAAAGCTACCGTCTCCATCGCTAGTAACTAACTGACCAGCGGTGCCGTCTCCAGAAATATTTATTGCCGCAGCACCAACTGAATTATCTGCTATTGCATCCGCACCAACAGCATCATCAGCAATCAAATCTGCAGTAATGGCATCGTCTGCTATGGATGCAGTTACAACAGCATCATCAGCAATAGCGGCGGTAACGACTGCATCATCAGCAATCTTGTCCGCAGTAACAGCATCATCAGCAATAGAGCTTGTGCCGATACTGCCAGCAGAAGCAATAGGTTTAATCTCTGCAACCGCTGCACCGGATCCTGCGCCGTTAGCATATATAATAGCTTGTGTTCCGTTTAATACTGTCACACTAGCGCCGGAGCCTTGAGTAAAGACAGCGCTTTGACCAGAGCCATTTGATACAAAGTAAAGCTTCTCTTGGTCGTTAGGACTAATAGTAATTGTGTTTGTACCAGATGGAGAACCTGCCAGTACAAGAACCTTATTCATGCCGTCAGTTACTGTTCCATCGGTTGTGGTTAGTGTGTGTGTTGTACCCGACAATGTAATTGTCACTACACCATTTAAAGCTGTGTCGATAATATCAAAGTTACGATTGGAGGTTGTCCCCCAAGTACCGGCTTGTTCGCCGGTTCCAATCTTTTCAATACCCGTATTTGATGTATATGTACTAGCCATTTAAACTACCTTCTCTGTCCACTGGTCTATTGTACCACCAGCATCTATTTGTGTCCATGTATCACCCGTGTGAACTATCTGTGTCCAAGACTCTGGGTCGGCTCCTGCATTAATAGGCTCCCATAACAATCCGCCAGCGGATGTTTGTGTGAAGTTAAACGACATACTGGCGGTGCCTAAGAAACGAAATCCACCAAGCGCTGACAAGGTGGAATCAGACAGCATGCTAGATACGGCAGATACAAGCAGGCCACCGTTTACTGTTTGCGTAAAGTCGCTTTTTACTTCAAAAAAAGAACTTCTTATTCTGGTCTCAGTCGTTGTCTGCGTGAAGTTAAAGTCTTGCGTGGATCCTGTTATCTGAACCCTTGTTCCTACAGAGTCTTGCGTGAAGTTCGCATCCTGAGTAGAGGTGCCAACAAAAATACCATTAGCCGCCGCTGTTTCAGTGAAGCTAGATACTTGAGT